CTCCTTGCCAAGAATCGTCGGACCTTTGGGGACATTCGACGAGCGCATTTTGCAAAGCGGAAGCTTGACAGGTCGAAAATGTTTATGCTATAGGCGTGATAAATCAGAGAGGAGCGCGATGGACGACATCCCGCTCTCCGCTCTTGCGGAGGGGGTGCCGTTCGCTCCTCCCGAACGGTACTCTTTCCCAGGGGCAGAGGAGACGCGCATGAAAGACGACTCAGCGACGGTTACAAAATGGATGAGCGAACTGGATTCCGCAAAGCGGCGTGAGAAGACGTATCGCAAGGGCGGTCGCCGCATTCTCGACATTTACAACGGGGAGCAAGATCAGACAATCGCTTTTAATATTCTCTTTAGCAACACGGAGACCTTGCTCCCCGCACTCTACTCCGCAACACCGCGCCCTATCGTTAGCCGTCGCTATAAAGACGAAGATCCACTGGGAAAGGCCACCTCTCTCGCCGCCGAGCGCATGCTGACGTACCTCCTCGATACCAATGTGGACGGGTATGAGACGTTCGACGAGAGTGTGAGAAGTGCGACCCTGGACGCGCTGTTACCTGGTCGTGGCGTGACGGGCGTGAAATATGATGCGGAGATTGATGCGGACACCAGCTATGTGGGATCAGAACTCGTCTGTACAGATACAAAGAAGTGGGACCGTGTGCTGTTTGCCTATGCCCAGAAATGGTCGAAAGTGGGATGGGTGGCGTATGAAGAATTTATTGATAAAACGGAAGCCGAGCGACTGTTTGGGGCTGAGATCACTGCGAAGATTACGTTTACACGAGACGCCGACTTGGACCGCTCACAGGATGATCCTGACTCGGACGAACGGGACCGTGGCGAGAAGAAAACGGCGTGTATATACCAGATCTGGGATAAAGATGGGGGACGCAAGGTCCGCTATGTGTCGCCGCAGTATCCACACGGCTACCTGAAGGTCGAAGACGACCCGCTGGGGCTGACGGGCTTCTTTAATTGCCCCAAACCGCTGCGGTTTATTGAAAAGTCTAACGATCTCGAAGTGACGGCCCTCTATAGTATCTATGAAAATCAAGCCTGCGAACTAAACAAGATTACGCTCCGCATTAACCGCATTGTCGATGCGATTAAAGCGCGTGGCGTGTACGATGCCGAACTCGGCGACGATCTGGCGACGCTGATGGCCGCCGATGATAATGCGCTGGTGCCAGCAGACAAATCGTCGTCACTTGCGGCTGAAAAGGGACTAGGGAACGCCATTTGGTTTATGCCGATTGAGCAACTTGTTTCCGTCCTCATGCAACTTTACGAAGCCCGTGAACGGTGTAAGCAAGTTATTTATGAAATCACCGGCATCTCGGACATTTTGCGAGGCGCGTCGAAAGCAAGTGAGACGGCGACCGCACAGAACATTAAGGCACAGTGGGGGTCACTCAGACTGAAGCGGTTACAGCGTGAAGTGCAGCGATATGCCCGTGACTTGATGCGAATTATGGTAGAAGTGGCGGCACTTAAGTTTTCTGAGGACACCTGGGCGAAGACGACAGGGTTGCCCTATCTCACGGAGATCCAGTCGCAACAGCTCATGCAAGTGATGCAAGCCGCACAGATGAGTGGACAGCCGCCTGATCCGCAAATGCAGCAAGCCATCAAGCAGCCGACATGGGGGCAGGTGCTTGGACTCTTGAAGGATGACTTGCAACGTTCCTACAAGATTGACATGGAGACGAATTCCACGGTCGAGCCAGAAGCGGTAGAAGACCAAAAAAACATGTCAGACATGATGATGGCAGTGGGCCAGTTCTTGAATGGCGTGGGACCGCTTGTGGCACAAGGGGTTATGCCGTTCCAAGTGGCGCAGTCGCTTCTCTTGGCTATTACAAAGCAGTTCCGCTTTGGAAGCGAAATTGAAGATCTCATTAAAGATATGCAGCCTCCGCCACCGCCAAAGGAAGAGGGCGACGGTGGCATGCAGATGCAGATGGAACACGCGAAGATGCAGATGGAGCAAGCAAGGATGCAAATGGAGGGGCAAATTGCTCAAGCCACAGAGCAGCGACTTCAGCAGGCGGACGCCGCCAAGCATCAACGCGAAATGCAAGCCGAGCAAGCGCGCCTCCAGCTCGAACGTGAAAAGATGCAAATGATGTTGCAGATTGAGTTAGCAAAACTTGAGGCGACAAAGCAGGCAACATTGTCCACGTTACAAGCGGAACGCCACACCGAGCAAATGAAGGCGCAGATGCAGCAAGAGACGGAACTACGGAAGGCGGAGATTCAGCGTGAAACACAGTTGGCAATGTCCCAAATGAAAGTTTCGGCGGTCGGAGCGGAGGCGTAATGCCGGTTTACAGCTTTGAATGCCCGAAAGGGCATACGCATGATCGGTTTATTGCCCTTGCGTTTTTTGACGATATCCAACGTTGTGATTGCGGTGAAGTCTTGGCTCGGCGTATTCACGCACCACGTCTTGTGCGTGCCGCGCAAGACCTGTGCTATGATAGCCCGATTGATGGTCGTCCCATCACCAGTTACAACGCTCGACAGGAAGATTTTAAGCGAAATGGATGTGAGGCGTATGACCCCGGCGTAAAGACGGATTACCACCGGCGACAGCGTGACAATGATGCCCAATTAGAACGTGCGATGGGGGAAACCGTTGAAGCAGCCATCCAACAGATGCCTTCGACGACACGCACACGACTCTATGCCGAGATGGAGTCGCATGACGTCGGAACGACTCGGTTGACCGGAGGGAATGGATAATGGAAACAAACGAAAAAGAATTTGATATGGAGGCGGCGGTCGCGGAGATTGGCGATAGCATGTTTCCTCAAGATGAAGCTGCCGAGTCTGCGGTAGAGGTGGAAACCGAGCAGCACGATGCGCCTATTGCCGAAGTTGAGGCGGTGGTCACAGACGCGCCTGTCACGCCCGATCGACCCGCTCCAAAATCTTGGCGCCAAGAACACCATGAGACCTGGGCGAAGATGGATACGAAGGCGAAGGAGTATTATAGCCAGCGTGAAGATGAGATGCACAAGGGGATGGAAAGTTATAAAGAGTCAGCGACCTATGGAAAAACGTTACAAGATATTATTAACCCGTATCGCCCGATGCTTGCCGCGACCGGAATGGACGACCGCACGGCGGTCCAGACGTTGATGAACGCGCATTACCGCCTCACACAGGGCGATATGCAGGGGCGCAAGCAAGCGTTTTATGAACTCGGCCAAAACCTTGGATTTCTGAACGCGCCCAATACGGCGCCAGAAGATCCACGGCTGAATCAAATGCGTGAGCAAATGAATACGATGCAAGCGCAACAGACGCAGCGCGACCAACACGCGTATAACGAAATCAACACCAAGATGTTGAAAGAAGTCGAAGTGTTCGCAGCGGATCCAGCCCACCCTCTCTTTAACGAGGTGTCTGACGACATCATTACCATGATTAAGTCAGGCGAAACCTCCCTACAAGGAGCCTACGAAAAGGCGGTGTGGATGAATCCGGTCACGCGACAAAAGCAGTTAGCCTCCATGCAAACAGCACAGGTGGCTAAACTGAAAGACGACGCGAAACAGACAGCCGCGAAGGCCCGACAGGCCACTAGCGTCAATGTCCGTGGTCGCACCTCCCAAGTGGCTCCGACAGAGCCAATGGGATCTATCCAAGATACTATGGCGGCAACACTTGCAGAAATTCGATCACGGGTTACTTAACCATGAAGGATATATATTATGCCATCCCCAAATAGCACATTTACGGAACTGGTTTCGACCACGTTCCGCAAGCACCGTAAGGAAATCAAAGACAACTTGTCCACGCGAAATGCGTTGCTCAAGTTTATGATGAAGCGTGGGAATTATCGTAAAGAAGATGGTGGACTGACCATCGCCACTCCGCTGGACTACGCGGAGAACGGGACCTACCAGCGCTATAGCGACTGGGATGTTCTGAATATTGCGGCATCTGACGTCATTTCGGCGGCAGAATATCAGTGGCGGCAGGTGGCCTTGAACGTGGTCGCAAGTGGTCGTGAGCTGCTTATTAACAGCGGCGATTCGCGTATTATTAATTTGGCAAAAGCCCGGATTAACAATGCGATGCGGACGTTCAAAAATAACTTTTCATCTGACTTGTATTCGTCAGGCAGCTTAAGCAATCAGGTGAACGGCCTTCAGGCCATTATTGCAGATACCAACACCAATACGGTGGGTGGGATTGATGCGAATACCTGGGCGTTTTGGCGCAACACGGTGACGGATGCGTCGGTGTTAAGCGTCACGCCAAGTTCTTCGACCATTGAAGGGTCGTTAATGTTACCGACTTGGCTGACCATTGATCGTGGTGGGGATGATTGCCCAGACCTCATCGTGGCAGACAATGTGTACTATCAGTATTTTGAAGGCTCTCAGACGAGCATTAAGCGGTACATGGATAGCGAAAAGGCCAGCGGCGGATTCGTGTCGCTCAAGTACAAGAGCGCGGACGTGATCTTCGATGGCAATAGCGGCATTCCGTCTGACCATATGTACATGATTAACACCAATTATTTGGAGTTGGTTGTGCATAAGGATGCCGACTTGGAAGTGGTGGAAGAAATCCGCCCGACCAATCAAGATGGAGCGGTCATCCCGATCCTTTGGATGGGAAATTTGACCTGCTCAAACCGTAAGCAACAGGGCGTCATCCACGCGTAATCGTGCGAAAATTTACAAAGGAGTCATATCATGGGTCAATTAGCAGGAGTTACGCTTACTGCCAACGATAGTTCAGCGATGTTTACGTTGGGTACGGTTTACGAAGCGCAGACAGGCAAGAAGTATAAGTATGTGCTGCATAACAGCGGGGCAGGCGCCGTGGCGGCTGTGGCACAGCAAGTGGCCTATGTGTACGCGCCGGGTGGCGTGTCGGCTGGGGCCACCACGACCGTGACCTCTGACTTGTCGGATTCGGCAGGGCTAGGCGCGGGTGTGTGGCAGTACGCCGTGACTACGGGGTACTACGGCTGGATTCAGATCACGGGTGCGGCCACTCTGGCTCTTGCGCTCACCGCCGGAGCGGATGGCAATGCGCTGACGCCCGTGGGATCCTCCGACGGCGCATTAGATGTGTCGGCCCTTGTGACCGATAGCATTTGTGCGTATGCCGTGGACGCGAGTGCGAAGATCGTCATGTGCGCGTTCCCTGAGTAGGGGACACGGGAGGGGTGGCAACACCCCTCCCTCATTATTTTTTTGACGGAGGAGGAGTGTCATGTCAATTGGAATACAGGAGGCCCGCCCATCGGTTGTGCGATTTGAGCGGATGGCGGTACAGGACATGGAGGCGAGTAAGACGGAGGGACGGTATGTTGCTAAGGATGTGGATATTGCCTGTGTCACGGCGGCGGGATCAAGGGATGTCTATAAGCAAAAAGTGCCACAATGGTTGGCGCAGTTGCAACGCGACTCTAATGAGGGGCGGTTGCCGCCGACGTGGGTGCGACAATACGAAGAGTCGTATAAGGCGTGGCAAAGTGGGCAGGAAATGCCGTTGCACGGAACGCCTATTAAGGGATGGGGCATGATTTCGGCGTCACAGCAAGAAGAACTTATTCGTATTTCTGTTCTTACGGTTGAAGCTCTGGCGCAGTTAAACGATGAAGGCACAGGACGGCTCGGCATGGGTGGCCGTCAACTCAAGCAGAAAGCGGCGGCGTGGCTCGAACAGCTTCAAGACCGAGGGCCGATGGTGACGAAGATGTCTGACTTGCAGACGGAAAATGAACATTTAAAGGTGTCGTTACAATCTTTGCAAGACAAAGTAGCAGTCCTTGCGGCCCGTCAAGCGGTTGACGTATCAACGTCAGATGTGGTAGAGACGAAGCCGACTAAGCTTCGGTCGCGTCTTCTCAAAGAATCTGCCGTATAAGGAGAGTCTATGTCGCTCCTGACAATCATTCAATCCGTCTGTAAACGTACAGGGGTTCCTTCCCCTTCGACGATCATCGGAAATACTGATGTCCAGATTGTGCAATTACTTACGCTCTTAGAGGAGGGCGGCGATGACTTAGCGCGGCGAGGATCGTGGCCTGCGCTGACGTTTGAGGCCACGCACACCACTATTGCAGCGGAAAATCAAGGCGCAATGACAACCATTGCGTCAAACGGATTTAATTATATTAAAAATCAAACCATTTGGGACCGTACCGACCGGCTTCCCGTGCTGGGGCCGGTCGATGGGCAGGACTGGCAAGCCCTTAAGGCGGTGGTGGTTACGGGGCCACGTTATCAATTCCGTATTCGCGGAGGCAACCTACTTGTTAATCCGGCTCCGTCTGCCGGGCATACGTGGGCCTTTGAATATGTGACGACAAATTGGATTTTGGGAGCAAACCTTACGACTTATAAGTCTTCGTTTACCCTTGATACGGATACGGTTCTCCTCCCTGAGTCGCTGGTCGTATTAGGGTTACGGTGGCAATGGATGCGTGAAAAAGGGCTGGAATACAGCGAACTTTTTCGCTCGTATGAAATGCAACTAAAAGATGCCTTTGGACGAGAAGGCGGGAAGCCGATTCTCCATCAAGATAACCTGCATTCAACCCGCCCACAGCCCGGTATCTTTGTGCCGAGCGGAAACTGGGCCGTATAATGCGCGCACCGATGCGCTCAAAAGCGGTCCGTTCCCCCACGACGCATGTCATCAGTACGCCTGCGCCGCTAGGGGGATGGAATACGCGAGATGGGCTATCGGAAATGCCTCCACAAGACGCCATCGCACTAGATAATTGGATGCCTCGCACGGCCTATGTCGAAGTGCGTGGAGGGTACGAGGCACACGCTACGGGCATGACTGGCACGGGCAAGACGCTTGTCTCCTACAATACCCTCACCGGAACGCATGAATTGTATTGCGCCACTGCGTCTGGCGTGTATAACGTCACCGCCGCAGGGCCGGTAGGGTCAGCGGTTGCGGTGCGTACCAATGGCAAGCACCAAACCGCTTTATTTGGAGATGGTACAAATAATTATCTGATTATGGTGAACGGGGTAGATAGTCCCCTCTATTACAATGGGACGTCATGGGTGGCGGTCACTGGAATTAGCTCTCCCGCGTTGACGGGGTTGACGACCACGACACTTGTGTCGGTCAACTCCTTTAAGGGACGGCTCTTTTTTATTCAAAATAATAGTTTGTCCTTTTGGTATCTTCCCGCAGCAGCCGCAGGCGGGGCCTTGACGCAGTTTGATCTGACAGGCGAATGCAAGCGTGGCGGCTTTCTAATGGCAATGGGGACGTGGACTCGCGATGGTGGCGGAGGGCAGGACGATACTGCGGTTTTTATCACGTCAGAAGGGGA